ACGATTTAAATGAAAAGCGTAAACACTTTCCCCACAACTTCTATTGGTGGCTCAGTAGATGCAAAAGAAAAATTGCAGATAAATACTATTACTGCAAATGTTTCCTCTTTCATCGTTATAATGTGGTAAAAGCAAAGACTCTACCGCCAACATGGGTAGACAGAGATCTTCTTTTACTTCATTCTAGTTTTGCTGTCTTCTGTGATGTAATAGAAAATGAGAAGCTGTTAGAAAATATTGGTTGGGATCATACTGAGCAAATAGAAGAGATGAAGAAAGAGGACTGGGAAGACAAACAATCTCAAGCGGATAACATTAAAGCTCTTCAAGAGAAGCATGAACACGATCAAAAATTAGAGAAAGAATTAAAATATCTCTATAACTGGTGGAAGGTAGTACGTCCCGAGAGACAAGAAGAAATGAGCAAACCTTCAAATTGGGACTATGACAAAGATTTAAAATACTACGAAGAAGATACTGATCATTTGATAAGATTGATGAAGATTAGGAAAACGTTGTGGACTTAGATCTGTCCTAACTCTCTAGCGTATTGGAACATAGCTCTTTGATTTGCTTCCATTCTAGTTGCTACTCCACCAAGTCTTCTTTTTTTAGCTTTTCTATAACCTTGATGGTTTAGGTATTCTTTTCCGGCACTTGCCCAGTCGTTTGCATTCATAAATCTAAGAGTTTTGGGGGTAGCTCTTGTACCGATATCGCCTCTATAGACTCCATCAAAGATAGCATCTTGCAGATATGGAGGCAGTGAATTAAAATGATTTGGGTCTTTGAATAAACGTTTAGCCCTATTAGAGTGTTCATCTATATCATGTTTCAACAGTTGTTCTACTTGTGGATTTGTAAGTTCTTGTCTGCCATTTAGGACTGCATCAAAATTGACTGTGTTTCCGAATAGTTTTGAGAAAATCCTTCTTGATACTGCTGTTTGTTTTGCTTTTGTTTTTCCGTTGTTGGGGTTAAGCATGGCATGTCCAACACCTATATCTATTTCCCCTTTTCTTCCTATTGGATTTGCCTTATTAACAAAGCCTTCGTTATCGATCAATTTTTGACGCATACGATCAAAAGCTGTAGGCTCTTTTTGTACAGGTGCTTGTTCTGTCACTTCTTGTTGAGGTTTGTTGATATTATCTTGGACTTGTTGAATAATTTGTTCTGGTACATCTTGCTGTTGAGCTTCTTCTATGGCTTGCTGTTTTAAAGCTGCTGTATCGCCGTTGTTGCTCTTTAGACGGTTAAAAATGTCTGTTTGAGTCCATCCTAGATAGCCTAGTAACGGAGCTAGAACCATTATTTCTCCGATTATGAAATTGTTTAGAAATCCTGCTTCTTTCATCATTGTTTCATCCAAGTAGTATTTAATATTTTGTTGTTTATACCAATTCATTATGCCGATAATATATATTCGGTATATAACGGAGATATCCTTTAAAATGAAAAAAATAGCACTAACATTGATAATCGCTTTAGTCCTTTGTTCTGGATGTTACGAGTTTTACTTCAACGATACGCCAGATAGCTCGATTACTCCTCAAGCAACACCAGTAGAAGATATAGGTGAGCCTATTTTTGAAGAGCCGATAACTATTGAAAACCTTGTGGTAGACAATCGTAATAAAACAGAAAAGATAGACAGCCTTGAGAGGGTAGCAAAGCAGAAGCAAAAAGTTCTTGAAAATATCGTCGCTGAGAGCAATAAGATAAAAAATGGGGTCAATGCCATAAAAACTATAGCAAAGACCACAGAACCAACCACAAAGCCTTCTATAGAGCCTTATTTAAAGACTATTGGCGACAGTTCTGACAAAATAAACGATTTAGTCACTAGTCCTATTGAAAACATTGTTCCTATAGACATTCCTTTTGAACCGACTCCATATAACAATATTTGGGAAAGTCCGAAGTTTTGGTTAGGTTTGATCTTTGGTCTTTTGGGAGTAGGTTTAATCGTTAAATTTACGTTTTTCAAAAATTAGACATTATTCTTACAAACATACCGCTATAAAGCCAACCTTTAGCAGACCATTTAACCGTTTCATCATCTATTAAATCAGCCACTTGTTTAGTATTTAAAACAAGTATTTCTATATCTTCAGCAGATTCATTTTTTTCGGTAGAAGGTTCTCCCTCGACTTCTGCAAAAACCATAGCCACTGTTTCGTCTGTGAGTCCTGCTGAATTGTATGTTGGAGGGCTAACGGTCAGAATCTTTTTTACCTTCATGCCTGTTTCTTCTTCGAATTCTCTTTTAGCTGTATCTTCTACTGTCTCTCCTTCATCTATAAGTCCAGCAGGGAATTCTAGAATATAATCGCCAACAGGAACTCTATATTGTTTGATTAGAACTAATCTATGAGGATCTCTCATCAAACCAACGATCATAACGGCATCGCATCCTTCAGGTTCTGTAGTTGATCTGCTCACATAGGTCCACTTTCCTTCTTTGCCTTCATGTTCATATGTTGCTTCCATAAGGTTCAAGAACGGACGTTCTGTGATTACTTCTCGTTTAGTTGTTTTCATTTTATCCTTTATTTGAGTTTTTAACAATGGGCATCCTTCTGCCGGTACCAAATGCGACTTTATTTCTCATCCATTATTTTATTTGCCACAAAAGAACATAATTTAACAAATTTATCTTGAGGAAAATTCCATTTCATACGATTAATATCTTTGTGAACCCACTGAACATTGTCTTTTACATATCCTTTACTACTATCGATTCTATCTAAAGATGCAGTATTCTCATGATCCCAATCATTACCGCCTTTTGGTAAAAAAATAGGCAAATTTGATTCCTCCGCATTTACATTCGCAAATATAAAAATGCCTTTTCCTTTTGGTTCCAAGAGCATAAATCCATCATACTTTTTCACAGTTAACATATTGTATTTTTTATTTATTATATCATTAGGATCTATCCGCATTGTTGCTCCAAATAAAATAGGGATAAAACCCGTTTCAGCCATTACTCAGAAACAGGAATTATCCCTAACAATTTTATAGTAGTATCTCGAAGTAATGGTCGGACACTTCTATAATATTACATTGTTATCGTAAACATTCCTTTAACGTTTCTTAAAAACTATTGGAACTCTTCTCGATGTACCGAACGAAACTTTTGATACTTTGATACCGGGAGCGGCTTGTCGGCGTTTGAATTCTGTACGATCAACCAACGATATCATTCTATCGTATTGAGCTTTTGCGTTTGGCGTTACAGCCCAGACTTTTACTTCTTCTGGGAGGTCATCAGTACTTATGAATTCATAGAAATCGCCGATATAACATTCGATGTATGCATAAAGAATCGGATCTAAGATTTCGTATGGCAATAAATTGTCATCATCTTTTTGATCAGGAGCAAGTTCTGCACTTGGCGGTTTCCTTATGATGTTAACAGGGATTAACTCTTTCTTATTTTTCTTATTGAAGTATTCAGCTAAAGCATAAACGATGGTTTTGTAAACATCATTGATAGGAGCGAATCCTCCGCACATATCTCCATAGATTGTGCAGTAGCCGACTGACAATTCAGATTTATTGCCTGTACTGAGAGGAAGCATACCAAAAGCGTTAGAAGCATGCATTACGGCTGCTCCGCGAATTCTAGCTTGCATATTTTGGTCTGCTACATCATTATAGCCTTTATAGCCTTTATCGTCTTTGATCTTGGCAAAGACTTTATTGTATTCGCTCAACAATTCTATATGTTTGATTGGAAGAAGAGAATCGTTGAATTGAAGATTCTTTTGCAATTTTTTTGCATCGTCTAAGGAGTGATCGCTACTGTGGATGCTTGGCATTCTTATTCCGTAAACATTTTCTGCTCCGATAGCATCGCAAGCTAATGCTGCAATTACGGCTGAATCGATTCCGCCAGAGCTTCCGAAAACGACAGAGTTGAATCCGCTCTTTTTGATATAATCTCTCAATCCGAGAATGAGCATATCCCAAAGTAATCCAATCGGATCTTCTTCGCTTCCCTTTACCTTCTCCATTACGTCTACATCTATATAGTGTTCGTTACCTGTCGTACAGACATGGGACGTAGATTTGATAGTTCTTTCTGCCTTATACGTAACTCTACCAGTTTCTACGATAAGACTGTGACCATCAAAAACTAGATCGTCTTGACCGCCAATTTGGTTGACATAGATCAAAGTCCCTTTCGCAAAACTTTCTCTTAACGTTTTAATTCGTTCGGCAGGCTTTCCCATAACATACGGAGAGCTATTGATGCTAATAATGTTATGAATGCCCATTTCACGATATTGAGCGAGAGGATTAGTTTTATAGTTATAATCGTCGGTATCTTTATCGTTCCAAATATCTTCGCATATTGCTAATCCCCATTTTTCTCCGTCTATTTCGACAACCGCTAATTTATTGCCAGGTTCGAAATATCGCCCTTCGTCAAACACATCGTAGAACGGTAACAGTTGTTTTTGGTATCGAGCTACAACTGTCCCGTTTTTTATAACTGCAAGCATGTTACGGAAAGGTTTACCTCGACCATTATAATTCTTGTCGATGTATCCAACAACGGTAGAGTATTGACTTCCAGCCGAGAACGTAACGATCTCTTGTAACCATCTTAAATTCTGTTCAACAAAATCGTGGTTGTACATTAGATCTTTTACAAGGTATCCTGGAATTGAAAGTTCAGGCGTTACGACCAAACTGATAGTCGTATCAGCACGAGCCGTTTCCATTGCAAGTTTAATTTGGTCTGTATTGCTTTGAAAATCCAAAGGCGTAGTATTGGTTTGTGCGATTACTATTTTCATTATTTAATTCCTAATGTAGTTTTGCAAAGTTCGATTGCTTCGATTGCTCCTGTATGTTTTCCTCTAACATCAGAAAGCTTGCATGTATTAACCCAAGGTTCTTGACCGTTAGGTTGAGCCGCTATCATTTTAATAACTATGTTAAGAGGCTTTACTCCAACATCGTTGGAAAAATGTGTTCCGATGCCGTAACCGTCTTTAATCTTTCCTTTGCAGAATTCATGAATCCTTTTTACTTCATCGACGTTTAGTCCATCGGAGAAGATGATAGTTTTCGACAACGGATCGATTCCAAGTCTTTTGTAGTGAGCGATAGTTTTATTTGCGAAAACTATAGCATCATCGGAATCATGTCTTACTCCATCGAATAGTTTAGCATACATCATGTCAAACGATTTGAAGAAGTCATCGGTTGTGAATGTATCTGTCAATGCAATACCAAGATCGCCGTGATAGACATCAACCCATCGTCCAAGAGCGATTGAGTTAGCCATTCTGTATCCGTATTTAGCGGCGTGGAACATAATCCATTCGTGAGCTTCTGTCCCAATGGGCTTAACTCCGTAGAGGTATGCCAAAAGAACGTTACTTGTTCCAATGAAAGTTTTCGATGTTTTCAATTCGTTAACGACATAATCGTGGACTCTGAGAGAAAAGCGTCTACGACTACCGAAATCAGCGAAGTACGCTCCCATTTCTTCAAGTCTTTTGCCTTTCTTTCTGGCGATTTCTTCATAGTTGTCATTGGGCTTTTGTCCTGTCATTTCGAAATATAACTCGCTAATGAGAGACATAAGAGGAACTTCCCAATAGATTGTGCTGTACCATGGACCTTCTATGATGACGCTAAGTTCTCCAGCATCATTTTGCCATATTACTACTTCTTCTGGATTATATTTATATTTTACGAAAAAATCTATATAAGGGTTAGAAAGAAATGGGCAATTGATTTTTAACCATGCTATTTGAGAGGCATTCAAATCAGGGAGATATGCCATTTCATCTACTGCTTCTCTGAGTTTTTTTGCGAATCCTTCTGGGAAGACAGTCCCGCCTCGATTGAAGAGAGAATACTTTACATTAGCATTTGGGTATAATTTGACTACAGCAGCACCCATTGTAATCTTGTAAAGATCATTATCTAATTTTGATGTTATTCTAGCCATTTTTCATCCTTTCTATTGTTACGTCTCGCTCCTATTGTAATTAAAATAAAAATCGGGAAATTTACTCATTTCCCGATAATCTCTATTTTTATGATTTTAAGCATAAACTTTTTGACAAAATCGGGAAATGTAATCTTTTTCCCGATTTCTGTTTATGATTGATTTGTTATTATATCTCTTTTTGAGTCACATCTTGGAAGTTTTTTGCATTTTTTTTAAATATGTGTATACAATTTGTCGTATATTATAGTGTAGTAAATTTGATGAACTCTTAATTTGATGCAATTCCTGTCGCACTATAATATTAACCTTATAATAGGAGACCGTATGAAAGTTGAAAATATTTTTGATGTTTGGGACGTATATTTAAAAGATAGAGACGATAAAAGTAAAAACAAGTTAGTTGAACATTATTTCACATTCGTAAACAAGATTGCAACAACATTATCTAGAAAGTTGAACGGTCATGTTTCTCAACCAGAATTAGCATCTCATGGAGTCGATGGATTGTATAAAGCTATAGAAAACTTTGATGTCACGCGAGGCAATAAATTTGAGACATATGCTTACATTAGGATAAGGGGAGCGATGTTAGATGGACTGAGAAAAGAAGATTGGGTTCCTAGAAGTGTAAGAATCAGAGAAAATTCAATACAAAAAGAGCAAGATAAACTTCAAAATGCTAGTGGTGAAAAAGCGAGTAGGTCAGATGCGTTAAAAGAATTGGGTATTAACGAATTAGACTACAACAAGCATCCTGAAAAATTTCGTGCGAGATCGATCTTTAGCATAGAGTCATGCTCCAACCCAGATATAGATAATAATGACAACAAAAAAGACTTCAACGAATATCTTGAATCTCATAAAAACTCATCGCCTGATAGTAGGATAGTGAGGATGGAATTCTTGAATAAACTTATTGGCAGAAGATTTACAAAACTAGAAAAAAACATTGTCTACTTATATTACTACGAAGAATTGACTATGAAAGAAATAGCCAAACAACTCAAAATCTCTGAATCAAGAATTAGTCAGATCCATCAAAGCGTTTTGAAAAGACTAAAAACTAGAATAAAAATCAATCCAAATTATTTTAGTGATAATATTCTTGATATAATAGAAAAATGTAAAAATAGTAATCCTTTGTTCTAGGATATAAAAATGATAAATGCTTTTGTGGGAGACATAGTTGACGTACATACAGACGTAATAGTCAATGCTGCTAATGGCATTGGTGTTATGGGGGGAGGAGTTGCAGGATCTATTCGGCGTGCTGGTGGTATAGAAATACAAAATGAAGCGAGAAGGATATGCAAAAATAAGAATAAAGAAGCTGGCGAATGTTACGTGACTGGACCCGGCGATCTGTCTACAAATAGTGTAAAATATATTTATCATGCCGTAACCATGAGATATCCTGGTGGATATACAAGTCTAAATATAATTTCGAAAGCGATAAAAAGCGTGTTTGAGCGATTATTATTAGATGATATAAAATCTGTGGCTATGACAGCGTTGGGAACTGGAGTAGGATCTTTAGAATATTCTTTGGTTGCAAACATAATGGTAAAACATGCTAAAGAATACGATAACATACTTGAAATATACTTTGTAGACAAAAATGAAAACTTCATAAATAAGGTTAACAGTATTCTAGAGAAATGACAACACAAACCAATAATAATATAATAAATAGTCCTACGCTTGTTCTAAACAAAAGCTTAGATGCTATTGGTTTTACACCTCTGTATAAAACATTAAATAAAGTATTTTCTTTTCGTGCAAAATACGTAGATAACGAAACGTTTCAACATTTGACATGGAGCGATTGGTCCGACCTCTTTTCAATTCCCATTGAGGATGATGAATCTATTTACGGAGATTATCAATGGCTTAACGTTAATAGATTTAAAGTTAGACTTCCAAGAATTGTTGTCCTTCAAAAATACAATAAAATTCCCCACACTAGAGTTAGACTTACAAGACGAAATCTTTTAATTAGAGATGGATACAGATGTCAATATACCGCCAAAAAAGTAACTTCTAGAACTGGAACAATAGATCACATTATGCCAAAATGTCGCGGTGGATTAACTACATGGGATAATGTCGTTATCTCGACTTTTGAAGTTAATGTTGAAAAAGGAGGAAGAACTCCTGAAGAAGCAGGGCTTAAGTTGCTTAGTACTCCCAGAGAACCTCATTGGAATCCCTTATATACCTTTGGTCAAAAACTTCCAAAAGAATGGAAATATTTCGTTCGTACTGACCAGTGGAACGAATTTGGTTATTGGGACGTAGAGTTAGAACCATAGAAGAAAACCCCCTAAAGAGAAAAATGATAAATAAAAAAGTGGTACATGTATCTAAAAAATCGAGACTGACAGTCAGACGTTGGAAAAGTACAATGCGAGGACTACCTGGTTTTATTATAGGAAATGGTCCGTCAGTTAATGACTATGATGTCGCATCTTTATTGAAAGGTACTTTCACGATAGGTATTAATAGAGCGTTTAAAGTTATAGACCCTACTGTATTAATGTGGCAAGACGTAGAATTATGGTTGACAGAAAGAGCGATTTTACCTAAATTGAAAGCCGTTAAATATAGTAGAAATGCTTCTGATCCACGAGGGATCGCATATCAATTTAAACTCATGCCAGGACCGTTTCGTATTCCTCCTAACCCAATGGTTCTTTTTGGGAAGGGTAGTACTGGACCACTAGCATACCAATTTGCTCACGCTCTGGGTTGCGATCCCATCGTTTTGATAGGGTTCGACTGTCAAAATAGAGATGGTATAACAGACTTTTATGGGAATAATTCCCATCACAAAAAACACACATTAACCAACTGTTCTAGAGGATTAAAATGGATAACTAAAAGTTCTAATGGTAGAATGATTATTAATTGTTCTGACAATAAGTTCTTAAAAGATCGTCTTCCTCTTGACAAAGTTGTCAAAAAATTGAAACCATATTATCCGGCAAACACTAGAGAATATTTTGTAGAAAGATTATTCTCTAGAAATGTCCAATCCAAAAAGAATAGAAAAAAGTGATTGCATCATCTGCTATAATGCAATAATTCAACGCTATACAAGGAAACAAAATGACAGATATAAATGAAGGGTACGCTGATGGATATGACGGATACGACGATCAAGATGCTTGTGAACCTCAAGTAACTGAATCTGGTTCGAAATTGTCTATATCCAAAGGAAAGGATTCTGACGTTAAATTGTTTGAATCAAATCTAGGACAAATATCGGATATATTCTCAAACGAAGATCTTGGAGTCTTGAAACTTGCAGAATTTTTCAACAATAAAAAATATCAGTCTGTAGACATGAACTCTAGTTTCTACATACACAACATATTGCAGTATCAATTAAAAACTTTCCTAAAAAATAATGACTATAAGATAGTTGATAAATTCTACATCTCTAAATATTCGGCAATTGTAGAACCTAAAATGAGTATCGCATATAGCTCACCAGGCAAGAGTTTTACTATATATATAAAAGCCTTTATATTCATGGAGAACAAAAAAACAAACGAAAGAATAGCGTTGTTCACGAGTCCGAACTATGACGGATCGATGCAGAACTATAGCATTTTTGCATTGAAAAGTCCAAAAGATTTTTGGGAAAAATGGTTAAGTTATAGCAAGCAAAATAATTTCTATAAAGGTCAAAAAATAAATCCCCTTTGCAATTTCTTAGAGCTAAATAAAAAGACTAATTGGGATTCTATAATAATTGCACCTAAAATCAAAAAAGTCATAAAAAGAAATGTTCATAACCTATATAGCAACAGAGACATTCTTGCCAAAAATAAGATTTCTATAAAACGAGGCATAATATTATGTGGAGTTCCTGGGACAGGCAAGACAATGCTCTGTAAAGTTCTAGCGAATGAAATGCCTATGACCATTATATATGTTCTTCCGTCAGACATAAGACGTATTTGCGATGTCTCTAGAATATGCGAAATGGCAAAAGATCTATCACCAACTCTGTTGATACTTGAAGATATTGATTATATCGCAGAAGATAGAGATTTTAGCGGTCACGGTGGCAATTTGTGTATTGAACTTATGAATAGAATGGACGGACTGCAAGAAGAATTCAAAAATGTTATTACTATTGCGACCACTAACATGATAGATAAAGTCGAAAAAGCGATTAAAAACAGACCTGGAAGGTTTGATAAAGTTATAGAAGTCGATGTTCCCGCAGCAAAAGAAAGAGAAAAGATGATTGAAATATTCACAAAAAGCTTCAAACTTCATAAAGATGTAGATATAAAAGCAATAGTTAAAAAAACAAAAGGCATGCCTGGTGCATTCATTTTCCATATCTCAGAATATGCTGCTATACTAGCAATAGAAGACAAAAGCATGAACAAAAATGATATAGCTATTGTTAAACAAAAGCATTTTGAAGAAGCAATTGAAGAATTAAAAGACAAAGATTTTGGATGCGGAGCCGAATATGAGCCAAAAGAGAAAATGGGTTTTCATTAGAAGAAATATATTTCGCCGTTAAAGATTAACAGAGAATCGAGTTAAAAAAAAGTTGGTGTTACGACGAAAAGAAAACAAAGGAAGATTTTACAAATCATTTAAAATAAGATTCGGTGTAGCAAAATAAATAGTCTCAAATATAATATGAATAATAGACATAATAGAAAGGTAAAAGCGATATGGAGCAGGAGATTTACGATTATAATTCATCTCTAAAGGAATCAACAAAATATTTCAACGGAGATAAATTAGCAGCAAAAGTTTTTTTGGACAAATACGCACTAAGAGATAATAAACAAAATCTCCTTGAAAACACTCCAGACAAAATGCATGTTAGGATGGCTACCGAATTAGCTAGGATAGAAAAGAAAAAGTTCAAAAATCCAATGTCTTTTGAAGAGATATTATCATACATACAGAATTTCAAAAAGATTGTTCCCCAAGGCTCACTAATGTATGGCATCGGAAATCCTTATCAATTTGTAACTCTGTCTAATTGTTTTGTCGTTGCTCCTCCTTTAGATAGCTATTCTGGAATTTTGCATACAGATCAACAGATGGTTCAAATATGCAAACGCAGAGGCGGCGTTGGGACAGATATCTCAAATCTCCGTCCTGATGGAACGCCTACGACTAATGCCGCTAGAACATCTACTGGCATTATTTCTTTTATGGAGAGATATTCCAACTCTATACGTGAAGTAGCTCAAAACGGCAGAAGAGGAGCAATGCTTTTATCTATCAGCGTTCATCATCCAGAAATACTAAAATTTACGAAAGTCAAAAGAGATTTAACAAGAGTTACTGGTGCAAACATATCTATAAAGCTGACAAACGAATTTCTTGAGGCTGTTAATAAAAACAAAGAATATGAGATTCGTTGGCCTGTAGATTCGAAAAATCCAAAAATATCTAGAATGGTCAACGCCAGAGATGTTTGGAGACAAATAGTAGAAAACGCTAGAAACTCAGGTGAACCAGGTCTTTTGTTTTGGGACAAAATCTTAGAAGAAAGTCCAGCAGACTGTTATAGCAAATATGGCTTTACTACAACAGGCACGAACCCGTGTTTTAGCGGAGATACATTAATTGCAGTAGCTGATGGAAGAAATGCTGTCTCTCTTAAAGATTTAGCAAAAGAAGGAATGGACGTACCAGTATATTCTGTTAACCCCAATAATGGAGAAATATCTATTAAATGGGGAAGAAATCCCAGAAAGACCGGAGTCAATAAGCAAATGGTACGAGTCCATTTTGACAATGGATCTCACATCGATGTAACCCATGATCACAAATTCCCTCTAAAAACAGGTGAAACCAGAGAGGCGAAAGAATTAAAAAGCGGTGACAGTTTATTTAAGTTCATTAAAAGGCCAGAAAAAATTGTTAAAACTAACAAGAAAGAATACTATAGAACGTATTGTAACGCTTTAAACTCTAAAAAAGACAAAATCTATGAGCATAGGTTGATTGCAAAATTTATGGACACTGATAAATGGAATACTTTATATGATATAAACAAACAAGATGGCTGGGTAAAAGGTGGCATTGTTGTACATCATAAAGACTATGATGGATTAAATAATGACCCAAATAATTTAGACATTATGACGTTTTCAGAACACAAAGAATATCATGCAAAAAAAGATAATTCAGGAGAAAAAAATGGCAGATATTCTGGATACACAAATAAAGATATAGAACAATTTGCAATAACATTGACTAAAAAAATAAATAGACGTTTTACTAAAAATGACTGGTTCAATTTTGTTAAAGATAAAAAAATACCCAAACGACTTTCTAGCTTTAGAACTAATGGATGGTTTAAAAATATTTTAGATCTAGCTAAATGGGCTGCAAATGAGTGCGGTATAGAACATGCAGATAAAGATCCAAGAGTTGTAAAAACTTTTCAAAAGGCAACAAAGCAGAGATATGACGCAAGGATAGATCAGAACAAAGTTAAAGTTATACGCAAATGTGAGTGGTGCGGAAATTCTTTCGAAGTAGATTATAGTCATAGAGAAATCAGTTTTTGTAGCATATCTTGCAGTAATTATCATGCAAACGAAAAAGGGACTAATAAAACACGAACTAACTCGATCAATAATACATATGAAAAGAAAGCTATAAAAACGAGAAATGATCAAGTGCGAATTTATTCTAAATTAACTTTTGATAATCCTATTAAAAACCCATCTCTTAAAGAATGGGAAAACGCTTGCAAGAAAGAAAATGTTTCGTTTAGGTTACGAACAAAATATGGTTTTAAAAATCTCACAGAAATTAAAGAATTAGCAGCAGACTACAATCATAAAGTTACTAAAATAGAATATATCACAAAAAAACAAGATGTTTATAATATAACTGTGGATGACAATCATACTGTAGGAGTTATCACTGATATCAGGAAAAATAAATCAGGAAATGATATATTTGATGGTATTTTTGCACTACAATGTGGCGAAGTACCTTTAAGTCCTTGTGATTCCTGTAGATTACTGTTATTAAATCTTTTCAGTTATGTTATAGATCCTTTTACTAAAAATGCCAAATTTGATTTTGAACAATTCCATAAAGATGCACAAGTTGCTCAAAGATTTATGGAAAATGTAATAGATCTTGAGTTAGAATGTATTGACAAAATCATAGATAAGATAGATAAAGATCCAGAGCCAGAGGCAATCAAACTGGTTGAATTGTCGCTTTGGAGAGAAATACGCGAAGTCTGTGAAACGGGGAGAAGGACTGGAACAGGAACAACGGGGCTAGGGGATACGCTTGCAGCGTTAGGTCTTGATTATGGTTCCAAGCAAGGAATCAAAACAGCAGAAAAAATTTATAGAACCTTGAAACTTGGATGTTATAGAAGTTCTGTAGACATGGCAAAAGAATTAGGACCATTTAAAATTTGGGGTTATAATCTTGAAAAGAATAATCCATTCTTGCTGAGAATAAAAGAAGAAGATCCAGAACTATATAAAGATATGAGAAAGTATGGCAGAAGGAATATAGGACTTCTTACGTCTGCTCCTGCTGGTAGCGTGAGCATTTTAACTCAGACAACATCTGGAATCGAGCCTCTTTTCCAAATGGAATATAAGAGAAGAAAGAAGATTAATCCTAGTGATAAAAATACTAGAGTTGATTTTGTAGACCAAAACGGAGATTCATGGGAAGAGTTTACTGTCTATCATTCTAAAGTTAAAATGTGGATGGACGTTACTGGAGAAACAGATATAACAAAATCCCCCTGGTTTGGTGCATGTGCAGAAGATATAGATTGGAAAAGACGAATCCAAATGCAAGCTGCCGCAGGCAGAAATTTAGATCATTCAATATCGTCCACTATAAACCTCAAAGAAGAGACTACAACTGAAGAAGTGGCTGATATCTATGAAGCTGCATGGAAAGCGGGACTCAAAGGGATTACTGTTTATCGAGAAAATTCTAGGACTGGAGTTCTTATTGCCAATGATAGCAACTGCATCCCAAGAGATGCTGATAACATTGATAAACATGATGCTCCTAAAAGACCAAAGGTTTTACCATGTGATATTTATCATATTTCCGTCAAAGGACAAGACTACCTTACCGTAGTTGGGCTTTTGTCTGACGACCCATATGAAATTTTTGCTCTTAAAAATGGGCAAATACCCAAAGCTCATAAAACAGGTATGCTCAAAAAAGTTAAGAGAGGACATTATAAACTCATTACGTCTGAAGGAGCCGAAATAGAGAATATAATGGATGAGTCAGGCGACATGGAAGAGGCTATCACAAGACTCGTTTCTTCTAATCTAAGACATGGAGCAGATATCTCGTTTGTAGTAGAACAATTAGAAAAAACGAAATCAGCTTCTTTTGGATCATTTGAAAAGGCTATAGCCAGATCGCTTAAAAAATATATTGACGATGGTAAAAAAGTAAATGGCGAAGAATGTGAAGAATGCGGAAATGAATTAATACGTGAACAAGGTTGCAAAATGTGCAAAAACTGCGGATTCTCTGCGTGCAATTAGTTTTAAATTTAAAAAAGGACTTTTATATCAGCTTGAGTAATTGTACATATAGATAAATTATAAGCTATATAGGAGATATTATGAGAGGAGCCAAAAAAATAGATATTACTGGTAAAAAGTTTGGAACATTAACAGTTGTCAGCGTAGACGAGAACACACGTATTAAAAGAAACAGCAATTCGACTTATTGGTTATGTAAATGCGATTGCGGTCGGATGAAAAGTTATAGAAGCGATGTTTTAAGGAAATATACACCTAAATCTTGTGGATGTGCTAGTTTATTTGTTAAAATTGGTGATAAATTTGGAAATCTAACTGTTATTTCTAGACTAAAAAATAACAAAAGAACTATTTATTGGAATACTAAATGTGCTTGTGGGAAAGAGATTATAGTCAGTTCACATGCGTTAAAATCGGGTAGAAAATCTTGTGGATGCTTAGAAAACCCTAGCGGAAGCAGACATCCATCTTTTATCGGGATAGAGGATATCTCAGGAACAACAATAGGCAGAATACAAAGAAACGCAGAAACTCGTGATATAGAACATAATGTTGATAAAAAATATATATGGGATTTATTTTTAGCTCAAAACAAAAAATGTGCGTTAACTGGTATGGATATACAATTTGGGCAGCAAAGCCGAAAAAAAGAAAAAGTACGAGAAGAAACTGCATCTTTAGATCGTATTGATAATTCATTAGGATATATAGAAGGAAACGTACAATGGGTCCATAAAGACATTAATAAAATGAAGAATAATCATTCATTAGAATATTTTAAAAAATTATGCAAATTAGTTTCAGAACACAAATAGAAAGCAAGCCAAAACTGTGGCTGGACAGCTTGTTCTTAAATTAGAGAAAGGATTGAAATGAAAGTAAAAAAGTTACACAAAGATGCAATAATACCTCAAAGAGCACATGATGATGATGCTGGTTACGATATAACCGCTATCGATGATGGGAACATTAAAGTTGTTCCAACTGGGGATAATGATGGAATAACATGGAGAATGCTTTATATAGAGTATAAAACAGGATTGGCTATAGAGCCTCCTGTGGGCTATCATATAGAATTAGTAGCTCGTAGCTCAGTTTCTAAGACAGACTTGATTCTGGCTAACTGTGTGGCTGTTGGTGACCAAGGATACAGAGGAGAATATAGATTCCGTTTCAAATGTCCTGCTGAAACTCATAGAACCGTTTGGGCAAAAAACGAGGAAGAAGCATCAGAAACATTCAAAAAATATATATCTGGTGCAAAGATATATAAAGCTGGCGATAAAATTGGTCAAATGCTTATAAGAAAAACAGAAGTTATGGAGATACAAGAAGTAGCAGAATTATCAGATACGATCCGAGGAGAGGGAGGATTTGGAAGTACTGACGTAAAGGACCAACTGAACGCTATTGCCAACAATCCAGATTTGATTTTAGATGGAGGAAGTAGAATTAAATTCGAATAACTATCTTTAAATAGTTCATTTAAAGCCTATCACATTGTGGTAGGCTTTATTTTTGCAAGGAATTTGTTCATTTTTTACGAAAATAAGGTATGAGTGAACTTTTTATAGTATATCGAGAAAATGATGCTGATAGCGAATTATTGGCAGATTATTATTTAGCTAAATACGATCTTGATGGATCTAACAAAATAGGAGTACCTTGCAGTCTAACCGAGATACTTCCAAGTTATGAAGATTTTCAGGCCGAAGTAGAAGATTCCATCAAAGCTGTTATAGATGCAGATACGAGCGTTATTGTTTTGGGAATGAATGTTCCTGGCGGATTTCATGATGGTGGAGACATTATATCTTCTACATCTAGAATATCTAGAATAAATCATACATTTTCTAAAAAAACGTTTAATCCTCTTTTTGACAGAAAAGAAATGTACGAATATGGCAGTCGAGCTTTAAATGTCGCACTTATTTGTTCAAGAATTGACGGTCCAACTCTTGAAAGTGCAAAAGCTATTATAGATAATGGAGAGAATCTAAAAAATCAAATATATATGAATGGAGCTTTTATTTTAGATCCATATGCGACTGTCACAAATAGCAAAGAAGAACAATACAGAGAAGATCTTTTATATGCAGCGAACAATTCAATCCCTAGAACGAATGTTAGGCTCATATCTACCATATTAATTGATCCTTATCTTGACCCAGTTATTCCTTATCTGCAAAAGGATTCGATATATTGGGGATGGTTTCAAGATAGATCTACTGAATCTTTTTTCAGGAATACTGACACTCAAAGAATATTTTTCTATAATGCAGATTTTGATGGAGCGTTTTCAGTTCGAGATCTAGATTCAGAAACATGGTGTAGATTAGCTTTGAATGGAGGTTATGCTACATGTGCAGGGGCTATGTCGAGTCCAACGACTGAAGGCTATCTTAGACCAACTCCATTCGTTGAATCTTTGATAAAAGGATTTTCTATAGGCGAAGCGTATATACTCAGTTCTCTTTATCTTGATTGGACTATAACTCTATTTGGAGATCCACTTAATACCGTTTCGTTTAGATATTCTGTCCCGCCCAGTAGGTAATTGAAAAATGGCAACAAGTATAAAAAATCAAATATGGCATGATGCGATGTGGAATCTAGCTAAAGCCGTAGGCAGATACACTCTCAAAAAAGCAGAGGCTTATGAGAATGTAAGGACCATAGTAAATAGTCAAGATTTAACAACAGAAACAGATCTTCTACTTAAATCTGTAGCCGTTTACGAGACATATACAACTGGGTTAATAAACTCTATGTTTGGGTCTTTGTCTTCTCAACTGTTACTTCTTCCTATCACTGGGTATTGGAGTTCCAGTCTCGAAACCTACCTTAACACCAACAGTCTAAAAGTAAGCCAGTTATTATTAGATGTAGTGAAAGATGGCGATATAAGTTTGCCATCAGGTTTAATTTATGAAGAAGGATATTGGGAATACAAATCACTGATTATCAATAGATCTAATTTATATTCATTGTACCATTTCGAGATTGACGTAGCAGCAGACAGCGATTTTTCTACGATACTAGCTTCTGCTGATAGTAGCGTATCTGCTGCTGAATGGCTCTATGAAAAAGAAGAAGAAGAATTTGTGCCTATCCCCACAGATGGAGTCCCATCAAGTTACATAGATAGAAAAATAATGTATCAAAGTTCATCGTCAGAATATTTAGTAAGAGGAAAAGAATACTATTTTAGAATTAGACAAAAAGATCAATATAATACATATAATTTTACATATTATAGGGACAGTATAGGAACATGATTTCACCAACAGATTATAAAAGTGTTGCCGACCAGATAAATGAGATTCAACTCATAGACGAGACAGCTATAGATCTTATTGACTTGATGGAAGGGGAAATAGAAGATTTATCTGTTTTAAATGAACCAGTTGATAGAATAAAAACCAATATCGCAGAAATAGAGACTAAACTAAATACTAGATTCACAACAGAAAATAGTATTAGTAGTTTCGTAAGAGCTTTACAACTTCATGTTTTGGATAATACTATATATACTAATATAAATGATTATTTAAGTGAATTTGGAATCAAAGTTGGACAACTTTTTGCCGATGTTTCTGCAAGAGTTGGATATCCCATTTATTCAAGTAATATTAATGACGGTGGAAGCTAACGGACTAAAGGAGCAAATTGTGCCTAGAACAAAAAAGCCACAAAAAACAGTTAAAGATTTGATACAAAAAATGAAGACAGAGCTATCCTCAAAGGACGGTATTGGTAGTTCAATTCCTGATATCGTTTCTTTTTGCGAAAAAAAGGAATATCTAGATCTTGGTGGACAGGGGATTACACTTTACCCTATGCAAAAACTGATTTTAAAAATATTCTATAGAGGTTCTGTAGGAAATAAAAACATAACTTTGACAGAAGAAGAAATTCAAATGTGTAAAGACATAGGATGCAATACTGAAGAGAGAGGAGACTTACTATCAAAGTTTGAACAAACGGAAGTATTCAGACAACTAATTCTGATATGGGGAAGACGATCAGGAAAGGATTTCTTGTGTGGGATTATTATGGCATACGAAGCTATGAGGCTTCTTGAATGTGCTGGAGGAAACCCTTATGCCATTTATGGATTAAGTGATTCAAACCCAATTACGATTCTGACGGTTGCTACTGCCGCTCCTCAGGCACAACTTGCGTTTAATGAAGTCAAAACAAGAATTCTTTATTCTCCTTACTTCCAAAATAAGTTTATACCAGATGGAATAGAAGCGAACAAAATTTTCCTATTGACTCCACAAGACAAAAAAAACAATGATTTGTTTAAATCAAGAACTAAAGGTTCTATCGTTGTAGAAGTTGGACACAGTAACTCTGACGCTCTGCTTGGTAAGCAGATATTCGTTTTGCTGATGGACGAAGTTGCAAGTTATAAAACTTCAGGCGGAGCTTCTTCCGGCGAAAGAATATTTACCGCTCTTACCCCTAGTTTGGAAACATTTGGTCGCAACATAAAAGTTATTGACGAAAATGGAGAAGAACAAACAGAGCGAGTACTAGATAGTAAACTTGTTTGTATCTCGTCTCCTAGAGGCGAAGAGGGACTGTTCCACAGACTTTATAAAGAAGCCCATCTAGTACAAGATAGATTAATGTGCAAACTTCCTACATGGCACGTAAATCCAAAAATGACCGAAAAGTCATTAAGAAAAAACAACGAATCCATGAATGCAGAAGACTTTTTGATGGAGTATGGAGCAGAGTTCTCTGGTACCGGTGGTGAGAGCTTCTTCGTGAGAGATAAAGTTATAGGATGCTTTAAAGCTGGACTTGAGCTACAAGAAACAGGAAGAGCAGGGTTTACGTACTTTGCTCACCTAGACCCAGCGACTACAAGTCACAACTATGCTCTTGTTATCATACATAGAGAAAGGTATTTAAATACAGAAACAAACAAATCTGATTTTAGGATAGTTGTTGATCAGATAAAATATTGGAAACCATTACCAGGAAAACCAGTTAGAATAGAAGAGGTTGATGATTATGTCATCAATTTAAGAAGAAAATTCCATTTAGGTATGGTTACATATGATGTTTGGAATTCCATACAAAGTATTGAGAAACTTAAAAAGGCAGGAGTACCAGCCAAATGTACTCACTTTTCTGCTCAATATAAAATGGCGATATATACTCAGTTGGAAGTATTGATGAATAGCGATAAAATTTGGATACCCAGACATAAACTAATGCAAGATGAAATGCTTCATTTACAAAGGAAGACAACTGTAAAAGGATTTAGGGTTAGTGCTCCTAAAGATGGAGATGTTAGAACTGACGATTTGACAGATGCTCTTGCTGGTGCATGTTATATTTCAATGAATGCTGTAGCTCATAAACTTCCGGGAGCCAGATTAGTCAATATGGGAGTTGTGCCGAGTAGTAACGCAATTAACTGGAGATCTATGAGTGGAGCGTCATATGGAACTGGACCTG